ACAGAAGATCAACAGCAACAGCAGATGACACTGGAAGAACAAGAGCAGTACGAACAAGAGTATGAGGAATGGTTGGATAACCTAGAGAAAAAATCTAAACTTCAAAGAGAGGAAAAAGATGACTCAAACCATAAAGGAAATTGAGCGACAACTTAAGAGACCTTTCCCTGTTGTTAAAATTAAATGGAGAAAGGGTGGTGGCAATCAAGACTTAGCCTATATAGATGCAAGAGATGTAATGGATAGACTAGATGCTGTCTTTGGTATAGCTGGTTGGCAAGTTGGCTATGATTTTATAGGAGACAGAATGATATGTAGTTTAGTTTGTAAGATGGGAGATGATTGGATTGCTAAATCTGATGGTGCTGATGATACTAAAATTGAATCGGCAAAAGGTGGGATAAGTGACTCACTAAAAAGGGCCGGAGTTTTGTGGGGAATAGCGAGATATTTATATCATCCTAAAGCTTTTGATAAGGATAAGAACCCTGCATCATGGGCTACACCAGAGGGATACGATGCTTTGCTTGAGGAAAGAGAGAAAGCACCAGTAACTAAGTTACATACAGCAGATAAATAGGAGAAAGTAATGCATTGGTATGATAGAGAGGGAAACCCTCAACACTATGTGCCTAGTAAGAACGGTAAGCTTAGGGCGTCTACCCTACGTGATGCTAGAAAACATGGGTGGATGCCTTCAGTTACATCTGTCTTAGATATACTAGCTAAACCTGGGCTTGATCAATGGAAAATTAATAAGGCTATTAACGCCGCCATTAATCTACCAAGATATATAAATGAAACAGATTCTGAGTACTCAAAAAGAATTCTCGCTGACTCTAGAAAAGAATCTAAAGACGCTTCTGAAAGAGGCACAAGAATTCATGGTATGCTAGAGAGATCGTTTAAACAGGAGGAAGAGCCTAGGGGAGAAGACGAGGCTATCTTTAATTCTGTTAAGTCCTTGTTAGATATAAACTGTGGTGAACAGGAGTGGCAATCAGAGGTTACATTCTCTGAACCAAAGCTTGGCTATGGTGGTATGGTAGATTTAATATCTGATGAATGGGCAATAGACTTCAAGACAAAAGAGTTTGGAGCTGATCATAAACAGTTAGCTTATGAGTCTATGGCTTACCAGCTTATGGCATATGCTGTAACTGGTGTAGAAAAAAGCTACCTCGATACTGGAGAAGCTAGCGTTAGGAGAATGGCTAATATATTTATTAGCGCAACCGACCCAGGACTAACAGTATTCCATGAGTGGGATAAAGAAAACTTTGAAAGGTACTGGGAAATATTTAGTTCATCACTAACCCTATGGAAGAACGTTAAACAATACTGGCCGGAGAAACATTATGAAGGGAGTTAATAAAGCTATCTTACTTGGTTACGTATGGAAAGATCCAACCATTAGATCAACCAAGAATGGTAACAAGATTGCACAAGTAGATATGGTAACTGAGTCTGGTTACGGAGAGTATAAGAAGTCTGATTGGCATAAGGTAATATTCTATGGTAAACAAGCAGATGTAGTAGACTCTTATGTAACTAAAGGTACTAATTTATATGTAGAAGGATCAATTGATTATAGAAAATATACTGGCAAAGATGGTGTGGAAAAATATACTACAGACATAAAAGGTTTTATGTTACAGATGATTAATAGTCCTGACGCTTACAAAGAAGTAGAAACTCCTCCAGAATATAAGAAAGAGGTATCACCTGAAGTCAAGAATGCCGTGTCTGACATAGCTGAACAAGTAACAGCTGATGACATACCATTCTAAAGGAGAACTATTTGACGAGATTATTTATAAACTAGCTAGAGTAATATACCAGAGTAGAAAGAAAGGCTCGGAAGAAAGTACTCAATCATGGGAGGAAACATTCCTAGAGCATTCTGGTGTAACTATAGATGAGTATATAAAATATGCACAAGATAACAATCTTAAAGAGAGGTACATAAATGTTGGAAAAGTATGATAGGTATGAACCTAAAGACTATGTTATAATAGAACCTACTAAAGATAACTACTCTATGCCTAGAAGGGCTACCCAAATGGCAGTAGGGTATGATCTCTTTGCTACTAAAGATGAAGTTATACGTCCATTAGATAGGAAGCTAATTGGTACTGGTATAAAGTTAAAAATGCCAGAAGGAATGGAAGGTCAGATAAGATCAAGGAGTGGCCTTGCCAGTAAGTATGGGGTGTTTGTTTTAAATTCCCCAGGAACTATAGATCCTGATTACAGGGGGGAGATTAAAGTATTGCTCGCTAACTTAGGGCATCTACCATTCGACATATCAGAAGGAGATAGAATTGCTCAACTAGTATTTAGCAAATACGAAACACCATCTTTAAACGCCAACTCAATCTCTCATTATGAAAGAGGAGAGAAAGGATTTGGTAGCACAGGCATTAACAAGGAAGATATAAATGACTGAATTCAACACTGAACTAGGAGCAACCACATTCAGAAATAAATATGCCTCTAATACTTTTGAGACATGGAGAGATAGAGCGCATACCATTGTTAACGATGTATGCGGGACACGCAACGGAAAAGATATGCCTATTATGTCTAAGTCAGATAGGGATTATCTTATTAAAGTTATAACAGAGTTTAAATTTTTACCAGGAGGTAGGTATATTTACTACGCAGGTAGAGATGCCAGCTATTGGAACAACTGTTATCTACTAAGATTAATGGAGGATTCAAGAGAAGAATGGTCAGGAGTAACACAAAGAGCCATGTCATGCTTGATGACAGGAGGTGGTATTGGTGTAGATGTAAGTATTGCTCGCCCAAGTGGGAGGCCACTACGAAGGACGGGTGGCGTAGCTTCAGGACCACTGCCTCTCCTAAGTGTCATAAACGAGGTGGGTCGCAATGTTATGCAAGGGGGGTCGAGGCGATCAGCTATGTACGGTTCCCTAAACTGGCAACATGAAGACGCATTAGATTTTCTAAGGATTAAAAACTGGCACGACTTTAAGGTTCCGGGCACAGATCTATCCTTAGCAGATGTTAAGCGTAATGATTTTAACCATCCCGCACCACTTGATATGATGAACATCTCTTTAAATTATGACGATGAATTTCTTAAAGAGATACGAGAAGGTAGGATGCCTGATGTTTTTATAGAGAACTGCAAGCAGGCCATGATAACAGGAGAGCCAGGGTTTAGTTTTAATTTCGGAGAGAAACAAAACGAAACCTTACGTAACGCCTGCACGGAGATAACAAGTTCGACAGACTCAGACGTGTGTAACTTAGGAAGTATCAACATGGGACGCATAGAAAACCTAGAAGAATTTAAGGATGTTGTTAACGTGGCTTCTAAATTTCTAGTATGCGGAACTATAAGAGCACACCTACCTTATACAAAGGTAGAAGAAGTTAGGCAAAAGAATAGACGACTAGGTCTAGGCTTAATGGGAATGCATGAATGGTTACTTAAGTCTGGTTATAAATATGAGATGAATGATGAGTTAAAGAAGTGGCTTAAGATTTATAGAGATGAGTCTGAGAAGGCTGCCAATGAACACTGTGATAGGTTCTTCTTGAGTAGGCCTAAAGGATACAGAGCTATAGCCCCGACAGGGTCAATCTCAATATTAGCTGGCACCACCTCGGGAGTGGAACCCATCTACGCGGTGGCTTATAAAAGGAGATACTTACAGGAAGGAACTAAATGGAAACATCAGTTCGTAATAGATGGTGCTGCTCAGAATCTTATAGATCAAGGCATTAATAAAGATGAGATAGAATCAGCTATAGATTTAGCAGCTGATCCAGAAAGGAGAATAAAGTTTCAATATGAATTACAGAAGTATGTGGACCACGCTATTAGTTCTACTCTTAATCTTCCTCCTTATGGCTCCGAATTAAATAACGAGGATACACTAGGAAAGTTTTCCAGTGTAGTAGCTAAGTATGCACATGGTCTAAGAGGCTTGACCCTCTACCCTGAAGGTAGCAGGGGTGGCCAACCAATAACCGCTTGTGATTATGAAGAAGCTCATTCAAAGAGAGGTGTTATCTATGAGGATAACAGTGACGAACAATGCATGACAGGGATATGTGCAATATGAAACACCCAATCAAAAGTAAAGACTTCTTAAAGTTATTAAAGAAAAAGGGTGCAACTATTCGTAGATCGAGCAACAACCACCACGTTGTTTCTCTTAATAATAATGTTGTAACTTTAGGCATTCGCAAGGAGTACCCACACAGTATAGTTAAACATGCTATGGAAACATTACTATGAAAAATAAGGAACCAAAAGACTTACTGATTATACCTGACTGTCATGCTGCACCTGGATATGACAACAAAAGATTCTCAGCTCTTGGTAACTTTATAATAGAACAACAACCAGATATAATAGTTTGCTTAGGAGACTTTGGAGATATGCCTAGCTTATCATCTTATGATAAAGGCACCAAAGGATTTGAAGGTAGACGATATAAGAAAGACATCCTATCTGTTATAGATGCACAAGAAAAACTCTTTGCACCTATAAAAAAATTCAATGAATCAAAAAGAAAAAGGAAGGAGAAGCAATACAAGCCCAAGCTACACATGTGTCTTGGCAATCATGAAGACAGGATAGAGAGAGCTGTTAACTCAGCACCAGAATTGGAAGGAGCAATAGGATTAAGTGACTTACAATATGAAAAGTATGGATGGAAGGTAACACCATTTAAGAGTTGTCTTTCAATAGAGAATATTATGTTCTCTCATTACTTTACATCTGGTATAGCTGGTAGGCCTATAAGCTCAACTCATGTAGGGTTTCATTTAGTATCTAAACTGCACTGCTCAGCGGTGCAAGGACATTCACACTTGTATAATCATGCAGAACAAACTAGACCAGATGGACAAAAAATCTTCGGACTATCTGCAGGGTGCTACTCACATCCACACTACTCTGAAAGCTGGTGCAGAGACACAGAGTATAACTGGTGGAGAGGAGTGGTTTCACTAAAAGGATTGGATGGAGAAGGTTACTATGACGAGATTCACTCAATCACTCAACGCAAACTAACGAGGAAATATTAATGAGTAAATTAAAGAAGTGTCCTTTCTGTGGTGGGTTAAGTCAGATAGGAACATTCTTAGTGGGGTGTTTACCATGCAAGGTAAGCTTCTTCTTTAATCCAGATCATAAAGGAGAGAAAAAGAAAGCAGTAGAAAGATGGAATGATAGATGTTTAGAACCATAATAGAACTACTATCCTGGTATCTTTGTTACATTCTGGTTAGTGGTATTATTGTGTACTTGTTTTTTGGGTAATTCAATTAGCGCCCCCGAAAGGGGGCGTATTTTTTTAACACATCCCCTAGGAAATGCATGAGTTGCAAACCACTCACCATGCTCATCCTTAGTAGACGCAACCTTAATAGTATCCTTATCTTTGAACACTAGATAACCATAGGTATGCAACACAGGAGGATTAACTTCATCAAGTTTCTCCCAACCAGAGGTTGCGAATATATCTACCCACTCTACCTCTACTAGCTTAGGTTTTTTTATCTTCACTAAAAAGTTTCTCCAAGCTTTTTAAATGTTCTGCCCACTCTACACCTTCTTTATATTTCTTTAGCCAGTGTTCCATGTATTGCTGTCTTAATTCTTTTCTCTTTTCTATAGCCTCAGCACTGTTGCCTGCATAAGCTGGCTCATTAATCATCCTTAGAAATCTTTTGTTTATATTATCTAAATCTTTTTGTTTGTAGTATCCTTTCTTAATTACATCCTCCCTTCCTAACTGCTGAACACTAACCCCTAACCAAGACAACAAAGCATTAGGCATTGTATATCTTGGAAGACCATCCCTACCCACATTGCCATCAATAAAATCAGCAGCCATCATGGTTTTCCACAATGGACCGCCACCAGTAATAATATCACCAGCTCTATTTCTAGGCATAAGCATTGGAGGCACCATATAGGATGCTAAGTAACCTAACATATCTTGGTACCTTTGCATAGGCGGATCAAACTCATTGAATATAGGTTGTTTAGTAAATGGATCTTCGTTAAGTTTTAACGCTCCAAAGATTTCCCAAGGCCCAGCGAACATACCAGTACCTGATACCGCATTTCCCCATTCTTGTTTATACACATCCCTAGCCAGATTCAAGTGAGCACCCCAAGGTAAGAAGAAACTTATATCAATAGCTTCCCACTTACCCTGCTCATTCTTAGTAGGGAATACCATAGTACTAAAAGATGTCTCCATATAATCAGGCAAGAACGCCATCAATGCATCCCAA